TTCCCTTCATCGTCCGTATCCGGTGTGCAGGTGAGGATAATCCCTGCCCCTGGCGTGTTCCACCGTATGCCAAGATAGACCTCCACGCGGTTGTACCGGAGTTCAGGTACCTGTAGCCATTCCCACAGTGTAAGGCCGCGCATCTCACCGTTCCCGTTCTCGTCAATCTTTGCACCGAACCCCGAAAGGCCGGAAGCGAAACCTTCCTTGCCGAACACCGCACCGGCGTATAGTGTGAGGAGGAAACGGGTAGCGTCAGCTTTGTCCTTGCGGAGAAATATATTATAAAGTTCATCAAGAGAAACATCATTCAAGTGTTCGATTATACCTACAAGGGTTCTTCCGACACGTTCTGCTGTATTCTCTCCATCCATTGTCGCATTACGTATCAGCAAAGCTAACCTTTTCAATACATCTATACTGTCACTCATTCACCTATAATCTTGTAAGTTGTACCATTTGTTTTGATTCTTCCCTTTCGAAACAAAGGGAACTTGTCCTGATTCTCGTTCAGATAATCCACACATTCTTTCATATACCGTGAAGCAACGTCGAATGCGTCATTATAGGCTTGCAGTTTCTCCCTGAACTCCGGTCGGCTGCTATATTCATCATCCTTGTTGACGTATCCGAACCTTGTGACATTTCCGTCACCGTTCTTCACCAGCCTTGCATACGAATAATACGCCAACGCAGATTTCAATCCCACCAACAGCCTTTTTTCTCCGCATTTTGCCTCATATTCGCCTCCTGAAAGGAGTAACTGGTATTTGTCCGGTTCCGCCTTTATATCCAAGAACAGGGCGTCCCCCAAAGCCGGTCTGACATCCATATTCTCCGCCTCACTGATATATGCCTCTATCTTTTCTTTATCAACATAAACGGACATTCCACGTGTCAGCGTGCCGACTTCATCAGTTGTTATCAGGTACGTTTGCATTTCTCACATACTTCAAGGGTTGAACACTGTAATCATTAGACGGGTTAGCCGTCTCAAACCAATACCGGAATACCATTTGAAAGGCTCTTTCTATGCAACGCTGCTGCTTGCTGACAATCGAATTGTAATACTCGAAAGCATCCTCCAATATGTCACCCGAGAATCCGACCTTACCGATACGGATGCAATACCATGGCTCTTGACCGTAAGCGGAATATATCCTTTCCACCACGCTTGCATCCGTAACGGTAAATTCCTTGTCGTAGTTCTGTGTAGTGAACGGCACGAACTCCGGCTTCTCTTCGTCCGTTTCCAATGTCACGTCAAGCAGCTTGTTCGAATTCATGTCCCCTTGCAGGTTCACCAGCATTTCGGAAAAAGAATCATTCGCATCATCATCTTTCACCTCATTCCCGTCATCATCGAAAGCAGTATGTGTACCCTTCTTCGTTATCACCATTCCGGCAGGCAGGAAATTGTTGCGGACATTACGGTACTTGACATTTGAAAGCCCTTCATCCGTGCTCATTTCAGTAACAACCCTGTCCGCCCTTCCTGTAGGATACACATTCTTACCGAACAACGATAGCCACAGAATCTGACCTTTGTAAAATTCAATACCTCCGGCAGCTTCTATCTGCGCAAGAACAACTTCCTTAACAGGATTGAAAACATCAATATAATCAACATTCTCTTTCTTCACCTGTATCTTCTTCCCTTTCCGTGTCTTGTTCCCAGCCCAGTCAGGATGTACGGCAATCTTGGCGACATACCCGTTATCGTCTTCCTCCAGCAACCGGCAGTTCTCGAAAGGCACATGGCTAAGCTCCACTATGTCACCATAGACATTGTAGTTCACGTGAAGAGCAATGCCGTTGAAAAAAGCCATGTCATTACAGATAAGGGCATGGATGTCATCGGAAGTCTGCCCTCTCCGGTTCACGACATACGAAGAGAACTGCTCGTTCATGAACCCGTTCCCCTCTATGAAGTCAGCGAACCGTTCGGAACACTCCGACCCGGTAGAACTTGCGGCAATGATATTCCGTAACGTCTGAGGATAAAGGTTGTCATCCCCATACGACTGGATGCCAAGAGACTGTATATAGCTTATGTCTATCCGCCTCGAACTTTTGCGCTTCAACTCTTTTACCATCATATCTTCTATCTATTCCTTAGTTTGCATACCTTTTGCCTTCTCGATATAGCTTTTCAGCATCTTGTCGCTGATTTTACGCCCTCCTACCAAATAGTCTGACAGGCTTTCTTTGATTGATTCTTCCGAAACCCCGTCGTTCAGCGATTCGGCAATCATATTCAGCAACTCACTGTCCATTGCATTGCTTTTCAATCTCCGCTTGCTAACGCGGTTCTCCCAGTCGGCAGGCAGGATGGAAAACAGCTTCGATGCGGAAGGGTTGGACGCAAGATAGTTCTCGGCTACCTCATCCGTCAAGTTGGCGTTCGTATAGAATTGTGAAGAGCCGAATACCGGCTGCAACACCACCCCGTTCTTCAACACATAGTTCGATTTCTCTTTCATTTTACCGTTTTTTTTAAGGTAAACGACCATTTCTATGATAGCGTCACGATAGCAGTCATTACATGAAGTCTTGACGAATTTCTTCCCAAGCACATCATAATACATAGAAGCCACCTCAGACTTTTCAGAAGAGGAAAGGGAGGACTTTCCCCCCAATCCCTTCAATCTATCAACCACTTCACTAACATTCATGTCATGCACCTCCGCTCACAAGTGATTCAACAGAAGCTGCCGTTGTCTCGTAATCGGTCTTGAAAAGGAACACTCCGGATTTAGGCGCACGTGTCTCCTGCAATGAAACAGCCCATCCTCCGTCCGTGTCCTCCGAATACTTCTCGTTCGTCATCTCAGAAGCACGTAACCCTTGGTACCATCCATAAACTTGGAAAGCAGGGTCGCCAGGATTCTCTTCTTTCTGCAATCCCTTGAACTTGTTTTCAAGGATAACCACGAACTCGCCGTTGGCAAGCCCGTCAATCACGTTCTCGCACACATCCGGACCGTTGTCAAGGATGACAAGGCTTACCGTATTGGTGAACGTGTTCCGGTAAGTTCCGGCAGCCAACGCTGTATTTGTCCCTGTAAACGGAGTGCTTCCAAGAACTACCACTTCATACGCTTTCTTGGTAGACTTCAACGCAATCGTCTCAATTACATTCTTACGTGTCGAGTTGAATGTAGTTGCGGAAAAATCAATGTCATCACGGTTTATTATTATGCCGCGCTGCTCCACACCTTGTACAATAGGGTCATCGCACGACGGCGATATACCCTGTTTAATCATATAATCACATACTGCCATACCAAGACCTCCTTTAATAAGCGATTTGGAACAAGTTGTCTTCGCCAATCAGGCATCCGAGCTTTCCGGTAGAGTACAGATAGTTTACACGGTCTTTCCGGTCAAACCAGATGTCAAGGTCTGAGATAAGCTGGTTTGCAGGAGTTCCCACAAGCAACTGGCTCGGCGCTCCGAATACCACACGGTGCGGAAGGTTCAGCTTGGTACCGTCATTCTGGTATTTCTGAATGAACCTGTCCCAAATGGAGACACGGTACACCGGAATGCCGTTATATTCGGTCACGTCAAGGCCTTTGAATATCTGTTCCCAGGTAAGTATCAGCTTATATTCGTTTTTCAAGTCTCTCACCAATGCATCTGCAAGCGACTTGGTACAGAAGATTCCGGCTCCGTCCATTGATGCGATACGAGGGTCTGCGGATTCAAGCAGAGAATCGAATATTCCGATAGCCACGCCTGCCGTTTTCAATGCGCTGAACTGAGTTGCCGTAGTCGTTTGGCTGTTGGCTGCAATCGTCGTCTTCTGCGATGCGTTTGCCGTACCGATGGCAAACAGCTGTTTCCAGAACCCGTCCGTTGTCTTGAACAGTTCAACGTCCACTTCGTCCGTAATCTGACCGGATGAGCCGACATTGTTTGCATCCGTGTCGCCGAACCATATGAAACGCCACATCATATGCTTGATGGCAAGGTCAAGAGCAGGCATTACGATATAGTCCATGTATTCCGTTGACGTAAGGTCGCCGATATCCGTGCCCGTCTTCAGGCAATATTCCGCAATCGTGTTCTCCAATTCCTCATAACACCATTTCAACGGAATCTGCCAGTCGCCAATACTCCATTCCTTTTCGGCGAAATTGATGTTCGGGTCCTTGTAAGTGGGGTTACATCCGGAACCTGCCCAACCGATGTCATCCATTTCACCTACCCATCCCAGTTTGTCTCCGTTATGCACGTTCTGTCTCAATGTAAAGAACAGTTCCAAGTTCTCATCAAGGAAGTTGGTCATAATGAGCAGGTCTCTCAAGCTCTTTATCGCACCTTTGTCGGGCGTAAGGCTTGTAATCTTATCCCATGAAATTCTATCCATAGTAATTTAGTTTTTGTTGTAACGTTGTTTGTTTTTCTCTCTCTTTTCCGCAAGCATAGTCTCTATCTTGCTCACCGGCTTATTCTCTTGCGGCTTGTTCCCGGCATTGCTTACACGCCCTGACGGAACATACTTGCTTGCAGCAGCCCGTTTCAGCTTGTCAATGCCTCCGGCTTTCTCCACCTCTGCCAACACGCTGATTTCATCTTCCGTCTTGGCGTTCTTCTTCAACTCGGCGTTTTCCGCCTTTAATTCTTCAACCTGAGCTTTCAACGCTTCCACGTCTTCATCCGAAGACGGTTCACGTATCTCAGTGATGACGCCGTCCTGCACGACTACCGTGCGCCCGTCTTCCAATACATGTTCTCCGTCAGGCGATGCAGGGTCTCCCACTTGGATATCCCCTTCTTCACGCTCAACGGTCAGTTCCTCTCCGGTCGAAGTGGTCAACGTAAGAGCCACCGCCGGAACATCCTCAATCTTTGCATAACCGCACTTTCTCAGCAGGCGGTCAAGCAAAGAAGACTGCACTTTCACTTCTTTCTCTGTTTTGCCCATAACAATAGGATTTTGATTAATAACTTCTTTTTTTGCGGATATTGCCGGAACTATGGACGATATGAATCCAAGCTCGATTGCCTTTTCAGGCGTGAACCAGCTGTCGGATTCCATCTGAGCCTCCAGCACTTCCCGTGCCTGTCCGGTGCGCTCCACGTACAGCGAAAGCATCTTCTCCTTTTCAGCCCTCAAATCTGAAGCAATGGATTCAAGCCTTTCCGGCGTTACCTTTCCTTTCAGCAGTGCTCCGTCCGCATACGGATTATGGATACACAGGCTGGCATGCTCATACGCCGTGCGCCTTTCAGCCGGAGCCGCCAACAGGATAACGGTAGCCATCGATGCGCATGTCCCCACGACCTTGCAGGAGATTTCCTTGCCCGAAGCACGCAAAGCGTCATATATGGCATATCCTTCCGTGCAGTCTCCTCCACATGAATGGATTTCCACGTCTATCCGGTTGTCATCCGAAGGAATCCAGTCCATGAAATACTGGATGTCAGTGAACGATATGCTGTCCTCCCCTGTAAGCCAGAATTTAGCCTTGTCGGCATCCGGAGCGATTTCTTTGTTGATGAATAGTTTAGCCATGTACCAATGTTTTGAAGCAAAGGTAATAAACGGTATATGGCTTTAAGAATTTTATTAGCGAAAAGCACTGACACGCCGTGTCAGTCGATTTTTGGGAAAACAAAAAAGGATGAGCAAGCGCCCATCCTCCGATTATAATTTCACAATTTCCGAAAGCCTTTTCACAACCCTGTAAATCGTCCTTTCATCCACCTTGTATTCGTCTGAAAGGTATTGCAGGATATACACTTTCTTATGCCCCTCTTCTGTAAGCCTTACATAGTCCTTATACAGTTCTATATACTTGACATCAGAAGGTTTAGCCGGAAGCGACTGGATTGCTTCCAATACGCTCCGGTGAGTTGACAGGAATTCATATACATTCATACATTACCCAAGTTTTCCAATACTTCCACCCTGTTTGCGACAGAAGTGATTTCTTCCACAGATACCACAGGACGTATATCCTTCACGCCTTTTGCCACAGCCCTTGCCAGCATGTCTTCTCCCAGCGTCTGGTTGCTCGCCTGCGTCACATTGATAGGTACTCCACCGCCCATCATGTTGAACGATGATAGTATAGGAGCGAACATTTCGGTGGCTCTGGCCGTCATCACCGATTCCCCGTTGCTGAGACGCGCAGGTATGCTGTCGCTTGTCCCCGTACCGGGTCCGGTAACTAAGCCACCGTTTGCAAATTTAGCACTTTTTATTGACTTCATTGCTGTTGACATAACAGCAGTTACAGAAGAAATGACAGTCGCTATAGCAGCCAACATATCAACCCATGTAGCGGACGACCTTGTAGCCGTTTCCACGGCTTTAGCAATAGCTACCCCTTGTG